AGCATTATCAGAGAATTCCATGCACTGAATTTCACAGTTTCTCTTATTAGAGGGAGGAAGTGCTTTATTGTGTCTAAACTCTGGCCAAGAACCTTTGTTAACTAAATTCATGAAATAGTCATGTTCAGAATCAGTTCCTGGATTGAAGGTTATGCGATAATCTGTTAAGGCAATTGCACCATTCTTAGATTCTATTGATGGCGTTAATAGACTGTCATAGCCAAACCAGTTTACTGAAGAACCTTCGTGAGTTTCAGTTAATCTAGACAAATCACAAGGAGCATTAGCTCTAGCAAACCAAGAAGACTGTGCGAATGGAACATTGCCAAATCTATCTTCTGCATTATACACTGTAGGACAAAGAATTCCTTGACATACAGCTTCTCTATCACTAATAGATGGAAATACAACAACAGGTCTTACTCTTGTATATCCTAAAGCAATAACTTGAGCAAAAGTATCTGCATTATAGGTTGACCCGGTTATAATAGGTCTACTTATATCAGAAGATAAACCATCAATGTAAAAGATTCCATAATCATCGCCGGGTTTTGCAGCAGTGTTTTTATAGTCTCCTAGCCATACAGGAGCACTCCATTTTCCATCCTTATGTTGGAATTGTAAACCTATTCTATAATACTCTTGGTATTTAAATCCTTTGATTTTTTGAGAATTATATATAAGCTGGCTTTTATAATTATAAAAGCCTCCAGCATCTCCTAAAGGAGTAATATCAAGCCTGTTTGTAAAGTCAGTATTGAAATTATTTCTAATGGTTGTCTGTACATTAGCAGGAATTATATGCTTGTTATACTCTATATCTCCTAAGAAGAGAGTATTATCCTTTTGAGATAATGTACCAACAACTATACTTTCTCCACCAACATAAAATAATCTTGTAGGGTCAATAGACACTCCGCCCTCTCCATCATCTGTGTAAGTAATAACAAATTCTTGGGTCCACTTAGAGCTGTCAAAATAAGAAGTTGAGGTGTGGGCAGTTTTACATTTATATGCCTTACCCTCATTTAATACTCTAGCACCAACTGCATATGTTGTATCAGGTAACCATAAAGGATAGGTTACTTTTGGTACAACAATGTCAGTGACTTGCCTAACTTCAGGAACTGCGTCCTTGGTACTTCTATGAATAGAGTAAATTCTTAAATATTCATATTTAGTATCAGGCAGAGACAGTGAAATAGTAAAGCTGTTGCTTACAGTATCTGAAGGACCTGCCCCCCTATTATTGTAAGACACATAATACAAAGGAGATACATAAAAGATATTACTTTCCTGCCCATAAAGGTTATAATAGGTAAAAGCATATTGAATAACCCCAGGTGCAAATGAGCCACTGGCAACTAGGTTTCTTTCAATGTTAATTGTCTCCTTTAACTTGAGTTCTCCAACAAAATCAAATGACCCAGTATTCCATGAATTAATCTTTGCAGCTTTTGCTTCAATATTTAAGAATCTAGGCTGATTAACACCGTCAACCCAATATACTTTCTGTAGTTCATCATTTTCATAAACACCAATAGACTCAATAGGATGGTCTTTTTGAAAGTTTAAGTCTCCGTGAAAAAGCTTTCTTCCTTTAAGGGTATTTCCTACAAACCAGAATTTATAGATGTTATCTTCGTAGTCAGCATTAATGGCAGCACTGGTTACACTGGGATCTGGTAAAGTAACTTCCTCTTCTTCTACATCTCCAATATTGACCTGTATTTTATCTCCAGCAGTGTATAATATTAAGCTGTCTCCCAGTACCTGTTGACCTATAGGAGTGCCAAAAACATAACTGCCTTCTGACACTGGAGGAAGTGCTCCACCCATTCTGTCCCAAGAGATTGTTTTAGCAATATTACCTTTTTCATTTACAAGGGAGAGGGTATCATTACCATCTGTAGCAACAATTCTAAGATTCTTATTTTCATAGGCAAACTCAGGACTGAACTTTGATACAGCTAAGTCCCGAGTCATACCTTTAATATTAAATTGCGCCTTCTTAATCATAACTTAAAAAGATAAAATCTCTGGTGTGTTAAGAGTCTTAAACCCATCAGCATGTTTATACATCTTAGGTATAAGACTAGTCCACATATTCTTAATAGACTCCATTTGGTCTAAGTTAGGCCTAATTAAATCAGACTGTGCCTGACCTACATAGAATGCATATTCTTGTTGAGTATTCTGCAGAACATTCAGAGGAATCTTACTACTGTTAAAGAGAATGGTAAAGTATCTCTTTTGAATATATAGCTCTAAAGCTCTTGCAAATGTACCATTATCGGGAATGAGAGGAAAACCATCTTCATCTACTTTAATTGCCCTATAAGCAACATCAACATCATCATCCTTTGTAGATGTGAAGATGATGTTACCTTTAATATTATAAGTAGGGAGATTGTTTTGCCCTCTATTAGGATAGTTTCCTGTAGCAGCAAGATAAGCAAAACCTTTAGGGTCCTTTACTTGAACAATTTCATAAAAGTCACAAGGGAGTTCTCCTCTATAATCCTCAATATGGATTCTTTCAATTTTAGACTCAAATATAGGCGGCATTCCCACCACTCTGATGAATTCAACTGCATAATTAACAGCTCTTTCAAGAGATAGTCCTCTCATTAAATCATCAGCAAGAAGGTCGTCTAATATTTGTCTAATACTTATATAGTTCATATTATATGTGATTTACAAATGCGTCAAAATTAATATTGTTCTTTATGGCATCTCTCAACATTCTTTTTAGTTCTCTATTGGTTGAGAATTGATAGAATGATTTATTATCATAGTTAGCCTTTGCTTTATTGTAATGTACTCTAAACAACTCTGGCACATTTACTCTAACTAGTGTCTTTTCTTTTAGACACTCTTCATCTTCATACCACAATTTGAGAGTAGCGTTCCAATCAATAGGAAGATTAGTTTTTATCTTCTTACCATCACTGGTGATTACGGCTGGGTGCTTTCTAATCTCAAGTCTTCCCATTTTGCAAGGAAACAATAAGTCACCATCTTTTAAAAGTTCTTCTCGAAGTGCTTCATTAACTCTTCTTATAATTGTGAAGTATTGAGTTTCGGTTAATATAAACTTTTTATCTTTTGGTTTATTCTTTCTATACCATTTAAAAGCATCATATACTCCCCAAGAACCCCTAACCTTATGGTTTCTTCTATCATTTACTCTCCTAATACTTGACCTAAACTCCTGCTCTTCCATTAGTTTATTTCGTTTTGGAGTTACTAGTTTATTTTGCCTTAGTAGCTAATCCAGATAAATCGTCATTAGCATTATTAGCTTCATCAGAAGGCTTATAGATTGCTCCAGTAAGCTCCTTTACAATAAATTCAATGGCCATAGGAATTAGTGCTTCTTCAAGCGGGTATTCAGCATCAAGAGGGTCACAGCTTGAAGAGCCATCTCCTTTATTACATTGTAGCTTAGCAGCATCTGCAGAATTCTCAAATACCCCAGAGAACTGAATATTCTCCAAATAGTAAGCTTGGGGATTTTGTGACTTTAAATAAAGTTTATTATCAGGGCCAACTGTACAGTAAATAATATTCCTAAGATATTTATTATGCCCAACAAACTTCATTCTCTCCCTGCTTACATATGTAATTTCTCCTGCCAAAAAGTCCATAGAAGATACCTTAGGAGTTCCTACGGGAAGTGTATCAGGTAGCTCCTCTATGCTTCTTAAATAGGTATTACTGCAGTCATCTCCATCAATACCCCTCACTTTCTCAAGAGAGACACAGAGTGTCTGATAATTACTCTCTGGTATAGCCTTCTTGACATCTGTATAGTTTTTCTTTAAGAGAAATGCTCTGTATTTATCAGCTAAAAATATAATATGGTCTTGAGTAAAATAGGCATCATCACTTGCCATCTTAATCTCATCAAGGCACATATATACAATCTCTCTATATGTACTCATACTTATATATATTAAAAAACATTGCAAATATAAATTAAATAATTCACATTTGCAATGTCTTTATTATTTTGTTACTGTATAACTAAATTATTCTCTAATTTGTAATAATAATATCATCAATAACTTCTCCTTCTGAGGATTCGGCTTTAACGACTTGAGTTTGCTCAATAGTATCTAATCTGCCATCCTGTTGAGCATTGGCCTCTTCTACCTTAGTTACTCTGGCTGAAAGTTCAGCAATATCTCCTAAATGTGCACTCATAGGGTCTTTACAATAGTCTGGATAAGGAATTAAACAAGTTGTTCCATATAAATTATATAGGGCACTCTCTATATGCTTATAGTCTTCTTTAGAAATTACAACGGATGTGGTGTTCACAAGTTCTTGAATATAGACATAAAATAATAATTTTTTTACATCCATTTCATTCTTGAAGCCGAAATCAGCAAGAGAAGTAAAATACCTTAAACAGGAGTTATAAAGCAAATCATCCATAACAACCGCAAGAATTAGTGGTACTTGCACTAAGGGTTCTATAAAACTTATTGTAATACTTGATTGCCTGAGTGTAGTGCCCAGAGTTGATAGAATATTGTATAGCCTTAAGCTGAAGAATCATATTAATAAAGGACTTTGGCAGTATACACTCATTTTCAATTTCTTTTACATACGCCATTGTCTCATTATAAATAGGACATAAAGAGAAGGTTACTCCAAGACTGTTAACATTGTCCATACCGCAGGGGGTATCAGCAGCAGGAGTGCCACTGGCTACAGCATAAACAAAGAACATTGTTTTATTCATATCAATGTCTTGAAAATCTGTAGCATCTAAGTCCAGAGTAATAGATTTTACTTCTCCAAAAGAGTCACTTTCATAGATTAAACTGCTAGACGGTCCAGTAGAGCTAAAGGTGTCTTGACTATCAATCTTGATTTTGTCTATATAAACATTGTCATAATAATCCTCAATCTCTCTGACCTCAGCAGAAATAATGAGGTGCCCATTGGAAACTCGTAAGTCTGTAAATTTAATCATAACGAAAGTTTAAAAAGGAGGAGTTTCCCTCCTCCTTTATTGTTAATTAGTCTTCAATTAAGCAAGGGTAGCAACCACAGTAGTGCCAGCAGCGGAGTTGATATCACCAGCCACAGCATTGATAACTGTGTAAGTAGTGTCACCCTCAGCGGGAGAGACAATAATCAGCTCCTTCGGAGACTTCTGGATATCTTCAGCATCACCCTGATAAGCCCAAGTGAGTTCAATCACATGATAACCATAAGTGGCATCAGGATTAACAAGCGGCTTGAAATCAAAGTTGTTAGGATAGCCCATACCTCTGTAGATGTCGGCTCTTTCACCCCAGCAGAAGGCCTCAAGGTCGGCAATCTTCTTGCTGTTCTTAACAACACCAGAAGGATGAGAAGTGTTCTTGTAGAAGGTAGCCCAAGTTGTACTGAGACCAGAAGAAATGATAGGGTCAGCAGAGACAGAGAAGTGAAGTCTGTCATAAGGCATCTTACCAAGGACCCAAGGTTGCTCAGCAGCCTCAATCACAATGCCTGCAAGAGAACCATAACCAGCAATAGTAGCCTCAGAAAGGCTAGGAGTGACAAGCCATGCATTTGTACCAATTGTTAAGGCATCATCATAGTCACCAGTAGTGACAAACACCTTAATCAGCGGATTGTAAGCAGCCTTAGTAGCGTTCTTAGCCAGTGAGAGAGCAAGGCCAGCAATCACATTCTTAGCAGCATCACCGCTCTTAGCAGTGTAGTCGGCAAAGATGAAGCCCTTGTCCTCAGGAGAGAGACCACCAAACTCATCAACAGTAACCTTAAGGATATATTGCTGACCAGCAACTGCACTAGTGCTAGCAACATAAACACTCTCAAGATATTGAGCCATTGCGGAGGCCTTAATAGCCTTACCCTTAAGGGTAGCGAGGTCAATCAGGTCAGTTCTCACAGTACCATCATTACCAACATACTTAGCAGCAATCTGACCATCACCAGCAGCGGAGAATTTGATATCTCCAAGGGTATCAAGGTTGCTGTCTACGGCTTTAGCAACATAAAGATGCTTAACTTGATTTGTACTAAAAGTAGCCATAAATTTTAATTAATTGTTTAAAAGTTTTTATTGTAATTGTATTCCTTTACTTTGCAGAGCAAGTCTAACTGCCAATTCCAATATAGGTCTATGTAAAGATTCATGAAGCTCACATGTCGAAGCTTGTGTGTTTCCATCAATACTTAGGTCCTCGGAGAGGTCAATTAGAATGATAGGATTAATCTTACTTATATACCTAATAAGGTAGGTATTAATGTTATATTTCGATATTAACTCAACTTTGTTATCTGCAATATCCAGTCTTAATGCTCTTCTATATCCCGGACCTTTGAAAGGATTTTCAAGGGTTTTATACAAATCATCTTGAGTTGTAGGAACCACTTGAATTTCCTTTTCATTTAGGCAGCTATCACTGGAAGTAACCAGTTTTGCAGCTTCATAAGTAATGAACCAAAGGTCATCAGGAAGGTCAAAAATTTGAGAATTACTCTTAAGTGTTATTTCCTCACTTTCAGTTTCAGGAGTTATCTCTGCAGTTTTAATTAAACCACTAAGGTATCTCCTTATCTCCTCAGTTTTTTCAAAAGACTCTGATTCTGAATTCTTACCATTATAGTAGGTAAGGACTAATTGTTCTTGAGCCTCAGTAAGGAATAATGACTTCTCATATTCATCTAAGGTAATCTCCTGATTAGAGGATTCATCCCCAAAGAGAGCTTTCTTAGCGTAGCTGTTTAAGAGAGTATCAAAGTTATTTGAAAATTCCTGAGTTGTCATAATTATCTACTACTAGATGTTACTACTCCCATATTGGTTTGACTTGTTTGACCAAGTGCAACCTGAGAAGAAAGGTCTCCAGTGTATGCAGCCTTTGCTAATTCGACAGCTCTCTGAAGAATCTCTTCATGCAGAATGGGGTCTAATTCACATTCTTGGTGAGTACTTATACCGTCAAGAGTCACTCCCTCTAAGTCGTCAAGAATAATTGCCTGAGGCTTCTTAATGTACCTATATGAGTACTTAGTCAAGGTGTCATTAGGACCAACAATCAGTTCTGCAGTTTTGTTTGTAGAAGTATTGTTAATCATTCTCCACGCCTGAAACTTAAGAGGTCTCTTATAGGGCTTAGACATTATTCTGGCATACTCACGATAGTCAATCGGAACTACTGCTAATCTAACACTGGCACCACCTCTGGTTACTGTAACAAACTCATTGATGAACATTAAAACATCATCCGGGAGAGCTGCAGTCTTGTTATTAGCTCTATCATCAAGGACAGGAGCAGTAAAAGAGGTTACACTAGCACTTCTCATAATCATGGAGAAGTCAATCTGTCTCTTTTCACTACCATCGAAGCCCTCTTGATACTTATTTCCTTTAGGGTCAAAGTATGCTTTTACAACTTCATCTTGCGCCTTAGTCAGAAAAACACTCTTTTCATATTCATCTAACCCAGGAGCTTGATTAGACATTATATTGTTATAGAGAACATCAAACTGATTACTAAATTCTGAATTTGTCATATTACTCTTTTGTTTTTGCTTGGATAGCAAAGAGTACATCCTGATGTTTAAGGCTATTCAAATACTTAGCAGCAATTGTCAATGTAGACTCTTCATTAGCCTCGCAGAGAGGAACATTACCTTCTCTTAAATAGTAGTGGTTGTCTCTATTAGAAATAACACCTGCCTCAACAGCCTTCTTGATAAGAACTTTAGTATTCAAATAAGGGTCAGTGATGACTCTAAGGAATAGTTTACTGTCTGCTTGGATAAGGTTATTAATCTTACTCTGTAAGAACTCAAGCTTAGAATTAGGAGCAGTATTTCTGCCATCAATAGACTCGATGATAACTCTCAGAGTATAGGCATCATTTTCAACCTTGCCATATTCCTTGTAGCACTTCATAACAGTGCTCATATTATCTCTAGCCTGCTTATTCTCTTCTCCCTCAGCAATAATTACAAACTGATAAGTAGCCTTAGGGTCATCTTGAAGAGCCTGCAAAGACGGAGCAATAAAATCCTTATTAGCCAGCAGAACCTTATATTTTATATAGTCCATAGGACTTGAGAGGTCCAGATAATTATCCTGCTTAGTAAGCCTAACGCTGACAGTTTCCCAGAAATTCTCTTTGGTTCTAATAGCACTTAAAGCATTGGCTTCAAGTCCCATAGCATCTTCAAGAAAATTCTTCTCTTCTTTAGTAAGAACATTAACAAACTGACCAGACCTTAACCTAGGAACCACAAAGGTTCTTGAAGCTCCTTCAGCCATACCACCATAAAGAATGTGTTTAGGGTTTGTAACCATACCACCTTCCTTAGGAATGTGTCTGATAGTAAGTCTTTCATTTCTGAGAATATTTACAGGAGTATTATACTCCTCCTCATCATATTCCCTTGTACTCTTTTTAGTAGTACTTACTTTAGGTTGAGCAACTTCCTTAACAGGAATCATCTCAATAGGACTATCATCAACCTCAAAATTTGGTGTAGAATAATCTACTTTCTCTTCCATTTTCTTACTCATTTCTTCTCCTTTTTAAAAATAAAAGGGAGGAGGATTACTCTCTCCTCCCTTCTAAATTATTAGCCCTGCAGAATAGCAGGAATCAGTGACATTGTTCTAGTCGGGTCAAGAATGCAAACACCCAGAGTAGCCATTCTGTGAATAACAGCAGCGTCCTCATCAAAGCTCATGTAAGGATTGTTCTTCTGGCCAGTGAAAGGATTTCTGAGACCCCACTGATAACCTCTGTACTCTTCATCACCACGAATCTTGCACTTGAAGATGTTGGGCTGATCCATAGTACCAATGTAGAGGATATCATATCTGTAAGACTCAGCAACACCACCATCGGGATGGAGCACCTTATTTCTCACAGGGTCATCATAGAACGGGTCAACATCAATCTTCACTCTCACACCATTAGGAGCAAGGAACTCTACAAACTGGAAGCCGGCCTTCAGAGCATTGCTGTGCAGAGGAGAAGAAGTCTTATCAACCACCTTCACAGAGCTGTTATCAATCTCAAACTGAGTCCAACCAGAGATTTCGTTGAGGACAGCTTTATGGAACTGAGAAGCACCTCTTTCACCAGTCTTAATGACAAAGTATCTGTCACCAAAGTCAAGCTTAGCAGCAGACAGCTCATACAGAGCATCTTCCAGAAGCTTCAGGGAGAAGGTATTGTAATACATAGTATTAGCAACCTCCATCTGCTCACGCAGACCAGCACCCATCTTGATAACATTGCCGGACTTACCAAAGTTCATATACTCACCATTAGCAGTTCTGTTGCTTCTGCCATACATGAGAATATTGTTCTTATAGTCAGACCACTGGCACTCAACTTCCCAATCAACAACATGCATCCACATGCTCTTGACACTCTTAACAAGCTTACCACTCTCAGTAGCCTCAGTCACAGGGATACCAACAGCAAGCTTCTTGTTCAGCATTGAACCAGGAACCTTATGTTGAATTCTGATAGTAGACCACTCATTTCTCATAGAAATAGGAGAGGTGAATCTCACATCACCAACCTTTCTAGAGAGCTCCTTCTCAACAGGAGCATAGTCCACAGAGAATCTCTTACCAGCGACAAGCTCATCAGCAGGCATACCAGAGGTATTACCACCCATAAGCTCCACTTTATACACAGCATTGGTGCCTTCCATTCTAGGGTCGCCGAGGATTCTCAGAGGATAAACCTCATTCTTCTCACCCACGATAACTTCACCATCAGCAAACCAATCCTCCGCAAAGACCACATAGAACGGCTCAGTGCCAGCACCAGCAGTACCAGAGCTAATCACGCTACCAGCAGCATTTCTAGCCTCAACAAGGGGGATGTTTCTTCTTGAAGAACCAACAACATCCCAAGTGTACTCGCTGTCATTGTCAAACTCCTTAGTAGGGAACTGACTCAGGAAGGTATCAAGAGTCTTACCTCTGTAGTAAGCAAGCAGTTGCACCATAAGATTGGAGGCTTTCTGAGGAGCTAACTGAAAGATAGACCCAAGGTGATTCTCCTTAGTCAGGCCCTTC